GTATTATCAATAGCTCCGTCTGGTGAGAAAGAACCAAACAGTGCTCAGGTATTACTACTGTGCTCCCCTGTATATAAGGTGGGGGTACCGGGGGGAATTACGAGGCCCCCTGGCGATATAAGGCTTGTTAAATTTATGTTATTTTTTTACGACCCCCCGTTAACATGCAGTATTACACAGTAAACACCGCGGCATACGTGTTGGGGAACGACTGCTGTATGAGAGCCTTACAGGCGTCTGCAATACGCTTATGTTCCAGTTGTGTACCATTCCCACACCTAAGGTTACAGTAGTGTATCCAGCTACGCAGGGTACCGTTCATGTACAGGTGAGTGGGTGTAGCTAGTGGCAGTACTTCACGGGCACACTCCTTGGCTACACCAAGTTCAAGCAGTCGGTCATAGGTACGGTAACTAGTAACCAGTGCTTCACCTACCAACTTATCACATTCCGCCAGTACTCCCAGTGGCAGGTCATCGATACTATTCTGTCGGTTCTTAGTATCCTGTCTACGCAGTTCTGGTACGATTGCAGGTTCAGTGACTGCTGCGTACCGTTGACTGAACTCCTGGAAGGAGAAGCTGCGGTGCCTAAGTATTTGTGCAGCAATACTCCTTGTTGTCTCAATTGATACACACATGTTCACCATCTCAAAGACACTCCAGTGACCATGCTCTACACAGTACTTGAGGAGTTTAGGAGCAGTATCGTAGTTCTCTTGATTAGCTGGGTTAGAGACCCTAGCACAGTATGAGATTATGTTTTCAGCATCATTCGTGATGTGGACAAGTTTAACAGTGTGCATTAGTGGTGATCGTTTTGTCGGATGGAGGTAGCAGTAATGTCGTCGTATGCTGTAGGGATATAACGATTCCTTTTACTTACCGTATATTCAGAATCCAAGTAATCGTTACTTACTCGTACTTGCTTTAACTCATTAAAGGTACGTGGATAACGGAACTGATGACGTAGTGGTGTCTTACGATATGTTCTACTCATTACTTAACGGAGGTAATTGGAGAGTTAATAACAGTAGAGACAGTAGTGGGAGGAGCTTCGCTCCTAATCCCTCACAGTACTCACAGTATTAACTTAGTAATAGTGAGGTTGTGGGAGTTTGTGTCGTTGGGAGTTACTCAGTACTTACTGAATGTCCTTCCCCAGGGACATTAGTAAAGAGAAAGAAGTAGATGTGTCTTGTTAGAGACAGGTCTACTTCTTCCTTTGTCGGCAAATACGGTCCACCCTCCGCATCTGCCTTTACGGGTGGGATCTCATCTTCCGTTCTGCTGGAAGGGATTACAAAGAATGTTCACTGCCGAACATTTTTAGCTGACCCACGTTGGTACGACTCGTTTGGTTGTTTTACCCCGTGCTTGTCTACGCTGGTCTAAATTGAACCCCATTACGAGGTGATTGGTAGCTGCCTGTGGGTCATCAATGAATGTCTCTAAGATGTCATTCCACTCCTCTTGCTTACGCATCTTGACTGCTTCATATGCACTGATACCCATGGCATCTGTGAAGTACTTAACAGCTTGTGCTAGGGAGTCAAGTCGGTCGTCGTGTTTAACGGCACCCTTCTCACGACACATACGACTCATCTGGTAGAACAGCATATACAGGAGTCGTTCCTCGGGTGCCGCATCTTTATTAGAACTGTAGTCCCACTCCACTACCTTACGATCAACAATAAGGCGGTGCTGGTTCATAACGGGTTCTAAAGCATCGATAATCCGATCTTCCTTACGTACATTGGCCCGTACTTCCTCTACATCTATTGCTTGCTTGGTTTGCTGCAGGTGTTTCTTAAAGAGTTCGGCGACGATACCATCACCGAAGTTTGTTTCAATGAGAAGTTTAGTAACATTGTACCGCTTACACCCACGCAGGATATCTAGTAATGTGGAATCACTGTAGCCATCCCTGTATGCTCGTACCTCGTGAACGTAGAGAAAGCCATTCCTTTGTGAGATGTACGTTGCAGCTGTTTCGTCACTACCCCTACCACTTGGGTCCACAGAGCAAATGGTCTCACTGTATGATCCCCACTCACCCTGTAGGTGCATAGGGCTGTAGAAGTAGTCACCCGGTAGGCCCACCGTTGGTAGGTCCTTGAGTACGTTACGTGGATCACTGCACCACACCACAGAGTCTGGAGCTTGTGTCGGATTAACTGCAGTAATGATGAGGTCACTAAACTTAAGTGGGAACTTCTCAGCGTCACTGAGGGTGGTGTCCAACATGAACTGAAGCATGAAGTTACTACGACCCATAGCAGCTTCACGTTCTACCAAGTCATCACTAGAGAATCGATCCGGGTCAGTCACTTCCCAAGCTTCGGCACCCATATCGATGTCTTCCTGTAGCTGTGGTGCCAACAGTCCCTCGTAGTTAGACAGGGAGCGGGGGTAACGAGCGGGCCACACAAAGGGACGGTAGTTACGTTCAGCCAGCTTACGGTAGATGGTGAAGGTAGTCTGTGGTGTACCGAGGTACATAATACGACTGTCCTTCTTTGGTGTAAGGATTGACTCAGCTTCCGTACAGAGTTGCAATAGCTTCTCGCGCATCATCTCGGTTAAACTATTCGACGGTACCTCTACGTCGTCAAGGATCATTAAATCAGCGCGGCTACCAGTAAGCTGACCAGTGATACCTACACTCTTAACGGATGGTGCTTGGTGTGGAGCACAATTGACATCAAAGCTAATACGTGACCATCTAGAAGTGTCTGATTTAGGCTGCATATGCCGCAACCATGGAGTTTCAATAATAAGTTTTTGGCAAAATATGCTAAAATTGTCAGCACGTTCTTTGCTAGCACTTATTACCATTACCTTTTTATCGCTATCTTTAAATAGGGTCCATAGCACAAAAGCTGCAGTAATCCACGATTTCCCAACACCACGAAATGCCTGTACCATTAATCGTTTTGGCCCGTATTGAAGGTAATCGGCGATCGCGTATTGAGCGCGAGTTGGAGAAGGTAGATCTAATTGTGCCCATATTGCTTGGAGAAAGTATTTAAAATCTGATTTGAGGAGATCTAACGCACTCCTCTCAGAATCGTCTGTACGGCGTTTTACGGTCATTAGGATGCTTCCATGTCCAAGGCCGCCCAAAACCCCTCAGGAAGCCTTGGAGCGGCCTCTCCGTGAATGTAAGTGACAACCCAAACCCCATCATCTCTAAGACAGCATTTGTTACCTAGGTTTATGGTACCGTCAGTTCGAGTATAAGGTGATCTAAGTGATTTAACATCAACAGCTAGAAATTTAGTTCCATTTTGTAGAACGATATCAGTTGGACCTGATGGAGATACATTTCTAAAAACTTCAAGTCCATGTGAAAGAAAATAGGCGCAAACCAGTAATTCACCGGCTGCGCCCGTATGATGTGTAGAGTTCATTTTATTGGTGGAGGATTAGTTAAATGTCACGGTTACCGAAGACGCGACTAAATGCACTTCCAATAGGGTTAAGAATAAAGTACTTAGCCTCATTAACTAAGTCAATGTTCTTTGATTTTGGCATTGCTTTTAGTTGTGCTACACCAGTAGGGGTGTTTGCCATTACAGCTTTTGGCTTAGGTATAATTTGATCTATTTGAACTGGCTTTGCTTTAGGTGCTCTGGCTTTATCAATGACGATATTAGCGACATCAGCAGCTGTTGAAACCACTTCACCAGGTATTGCAGTTACAGGGTTGTACGTTGCTACATCCCCCAAAGAAGAGATACCAGCAATTGCAGCTTGTGCGATATCAGCAGGGTCCTTTGTTTGTTGAGCAATTTGTGTCCTACCAGCAGTTTCAGCAGCACTAGCAGCAGTACCAAGTGGACCTAAAGCTGCAATACCACCGGCAGCCATAGCTGTTAGTGCTGCTCTGTTTGGCATTAGGCTAGCTTTAGGCTTTACAGCAGTTTTTTTAATTTCACTTAACTTCTCATCAACAGCTGGTTGAACTTGCTCAAGAAAAGTTAATGCTGGTACAAGTCTTTCGTTGAGAGTATAGTCTTTAAAATTAAGAAGAGGTTTACCTGTTCTAGGTTCAATAAGATTGTCTCTAGCCCACGTGTGAATAGCCTCATGCTCAATTTCTTTAGCTGCTTCTAGGTTTTCTTTGACATTACCAAGAGGAAATCCTTCATCAACAAACCATTGAGCAAGTTCTTTTGTTTCTTTTGGATTCAGACCTTCAAAAAATGGTGCATAAACATTAACGATGCGTTTGTGATGCTCTTGCAGCCCTGATCCTTTTTGAGTAACTACACCCTTACCGTATACGTCCTTACCTACAGTTTGAGTAGCAGTTGCCTCTTGCCGTTTAACTGTAGCCTTTGCCCGTTGTTCACGCCTACCAGCCCGATCTTTACGCTTAGCCTTACCTTTATCAAATTCAAGTTTATGTGTTTCAGCGGACATACCTTCTGGGTACCCCCAGCTAGCAATCATTTGCTGTACACCAAACTCCCCTTTGACGTAATCAGCGTTAGCTCTCCGTTGCCACTCTTCCCATGATAAGCGTTTTTGTGGAGCCATTACTCATCCCCCTACAACAGCAGACCCGCCTTCCTTCTTTTTCTTTTCTTGATTCATGTAACGCTCAGCAACCATCTCTTCCCTACCAGTAGGACGCCGCTTTACTTGAGAACGCTTAGAAGTCTTTTGAGGTGCTTCCTGTCTGGCTTTAGATGCATTAGCCATTTCCTGAAGTTCTTTACGCATCTCAGCAATACTTTGCTTTTTCTTGTCCATGTTAGTTAATGTGTGATAGAATAAGTGTTTCTCTATGTGTCGTACCGAATGTGTCCCTCATCCATTGTAACCAATTTCTACTGCCCTTAGCCTGATTACATTTCCTACAACTGGGGACCAAATTTGATGTAAGGTCTTCGCCACCAAAACACTTAGGGCGAACGTGATCAAGTGTAAGTTCATGTAGTTCATAAGTTTCTCCGCAATAAACACATTGACAATTGAAGTATTCTTTAATTGCACGACGGTGTAGCCTCTTTGCTTCAGAGCTTGTCATCGTTATTAGGTTATGGAGGTAGTGATCAGGACTTGGGAACAGGGGAGTCACATTACTGATTAAAAGGGAAGAGTCATACCAAAGATCTTCATTGGTTGGTTGACCTTTGGTTTGGGTTTAATTGACATGGGAGCAGCAATTGGATACGCTTCATTTATCTGTTGTGCGTAGTTAGCACGGCGATCTTCGTGTGGCGTACCTGGCCTGAAGTAATTCCTACTGAAGTACACTGCTTGCTCCTGTGGTGTACCTTTTGTAGGAGCACGTTCAAAGGACTGCGTGTACCCGACTAATGAGTTACCATTGGGATCGTAATCACCACGGTACTCCTTAGCCATGTACTGCAGTTGAGCATCAGGGTTATTCCTGTTTGGATAGCTACTGGCCCACTGGTCATAAGCAGTACGTCTAGCACCAGTGAATTGCCCAGCACCACGACCTGCCCCACTGCCACCCTCGACGACATCAAGGTTACTAAGGTCAGCAGAGCCAGTCTCTTGGATAAGGTTAGCCGTGAACCCAATGGCTTGGTCTCTAGTTAGTTTGGGGATACGACCATTACTCCACTTAGACATCGTACCGTCAGTCAACAACTTAAGGGTACGTGCAATCTGTGGGGATGGCTTAATCTTCAATGCTTCAGCCATACTTCTTACCCCGGCGAGGTCGAGTACGATTAGCCTTCGGTGATTCTAACTTACCTTTATTGGGACCTGTATGGCTGGCATCCTTACCGTCACCATTACCATAGGTACCAAGCTTGCGATTAAGTTGATTGGCTTCGGTACGGATCTTGAGACCTTCCTTTGTCTTATTGTATTCGGCCTGTTGCTTAAGACGCTTTGCCTTAGCTTCAGGGTTGGCTTTGTAGTATTTAGACGTGCGACTTGCCATACAACCTCTTCTGGATAAGTTCGGGATCCACCTTCGGCATGATGGTGGCTAATTTATCAAGCGGATTACCATCATAAGCAACACCACTGATGTCATTCTTAGACAGCCAATCACAAGCTGCCTTTATGTCTTGCGTGGTAGCCTCACCGGACTTAATACGACTGAGAAGTTCCTGAGTTACAATGTTATGCAACTCGTTGAACATATCTTCCGTGGCCTTCTTTTTGTTAGCCATTTCTTAGTACAATTTGATCTAGTTTGTTTTCGATGCGAATCATGTGATCCTCCATCTTTTGTAGGGCGTTGGCTAGTTCTTGTCGTGGTACATACTTCTCAGCAAATCGCAATTCAATGCCGTCAATACGTTTGTCGATACTGTCCATGCGTGAATTAGACCTGCTGTTGATAGTAGCGATACCACCACCAATGCCAATAATAAGGGATGCAACTCCTGTAATGATTGCTTCAATCATGTTCCTTAAGTAGACGTTGTAACTTGGTGGCATATAGTGGATCAGTTGCATATCCCTCTTTCACCAATAACTGGGCACATTCATCAGGTGTACCTGCACGGTTTACACCACTGTACCCCTTATAATCTTTATACCAACGATCTACAATATAACTTACACAGGAGCTGATATCTTGAAAGTCTTTGAACCATGCATCTACTTTGATCTCCATACCACCGACAAACTCAGTAGTGGAGACAAGAGAACCAATGCCATCACGTTCGGACTTAATACCGAAGTAATTGTTCTTACCACTGGTATGCTTACCGTAGCCACTTTCAAGTGCCCACTGTGCTGCTACTACATTGGGGAACTTAGCTCCAGCAGCTTTGGCAGCGGCTACAACGCCATCCCACGTATTGGTGACAGCGGTAATGGGCTTAGAGGTATTAGTGGGACGGAAGGTCATAAACCAACCAGTCCGTGGTCCCTCGACTTCCCAACGCTTTAGCCAGTTAACCCAGGAATACTTCACCCCTTGGCCACCAGAGCCAACGGAGACATAGCCACCGTTAACGTTATCCATCTCACCGTATGGATCGTGGAAGACGCCCTTGCCACCTTCATCGCCGATGAGAAGCATCCAGTGCCCACCACCACGGGGACCAGAGGCGTGACCACGGTGGAGAATGCCAGTAGCAACGGGGAAGCCGTTCTTCAGTTCGTTGATTAGCCCTTGCTTGGTGCCGTTCTTGTAGAAGGTGGCAGTAACACCGTAGTCTTTGCAGGCTTTAAGGTGGGCTGTGTATTCAGTTGTATCTCCGTACTTCAGGACTGTACGGAGGTAGTCATCATCAGCGTTACTACCACGCAGTGCATCAGGACGGAGATACTTGATGGCCATAGCACACGTGGAGCTAAAGCACATTCGATCTCCGTGACTTGTTGCACTGTCTGTCTGTGGGTAGTACTGCTTAACTGGAAGCAGCACCATTTTTACTTACCTCGAAAGGTACGACGAAAACGACGCACTGTGTCGTCCTCTGTACGAGTCTTACTGAAGTAAGCAGCAGCCATAGAGATGGCTTGAGTAACGCTATTAGAGCGACGCTTCTTAGTCATACCGAGGTACTCAGAAGCGATGAAAAGGGTAAAAAAGGCAAGCGTCTCGTAGGACACTTTGATGCCGAGGATGGTGATCATGATCAGATTAGGTCACGTGTTTTTGTCATAATAGTAATACTTACTTAGCTACCCAACCGGTGTTTCCAGTTCCTGATTGCTTGACATACAAGGTTGTGCTAACCCCACCGTCAGTTCTCAGAAAGATCGACCCAACTACTGCGGTAATAGCACCCTCTGGGGTTCCGGTTCCAGACAGCACACGCACACTTCCGGATCCAATATAAATAGAGTCAAGGTAAACATCCTTCCATCGAGATGTGGACAATCCTAAGTCTTGAGCGCTACCAGCGCCAGGACCTACGGTACCCGTGGAGTAAATATAGAAGAGGGTGCTGCACACCAGGACCGAATGGGAGATTCGGGAATGCCTGGGGATGCAACACCCGTATGAGGGTCATGCCACCCGCACCTTGATGACGGAACCTGTCCGGTACAGCTGCCCAACAGCGACGCCAGCGGTCCCGGCAGTATGGTCATCGACCGCATCAGGCAGCACGGTGTGGTCTAACAGGAAGCGAGCGGACGATACCTCCATGCGTCGAACACCACCAGCAGCTACGCCAAGCGCGCCAGTGTTCGCTCTATAAAAGCCGGTGTCTGTGGAGCCCCCCAGGTAGATCGCGGGCTGTGCTGCCGACCCGCCAACGATTGCGGTACGCAACGCAGTTGACTTGCCGGAGAAGTTCGAGTAGCTGCTTGCACCCACAAGCGTGGGATTGAGGTTGCTTACAACCGAGGAAACGACTGTTCCATTGCTGGTGCCAGACTCAACGACTCCAGGCACCCCAGGAGCATTTGTGCTGCTGCTGCTGACTAGGGTGCGAACGGAATTGACGACTTCGACTAACCGGCTTCCATCAACGGCAAGATTCGAGACAATAGCGTCGGCGCAACCTACAAGCCTGACAAGGTAGAGGCTGGCCCGCCGAGTTGACCCGGTTGCTTCTCCAGTAAGGCTGGAGATGACAATGTTGTTTGTATCCTTAAGTTCAACCGCAGGCGCTCCCACCTCGGACCTATCGAAATCGTTAGACACAAGGTTAACCAACTGCACCCCGATGCACTTCTCGAAATACGCACCCCGCTGCACGCTATTCAGGATCGTGGCGCCAATGACTTGAACATCTACGCAATTAGAGAAGGACATGCCACTCGCTGCGTTATGGTTGCCAGCCCAGCAGTTGACAAGTCTGGCCTGTGTCGTTGGCTTGTTGGTAGCTACCTGATCCACTAGCCAGCCTTCTTCGCTAACGCTATCCGTATAAATGCCGGTGAGGTGTAACCAGCGAATCTGCCTGGCGGCACCCTCGGCGGGGACGTTTGCCGTGCCCCCATCTAGCACTGCTCGCGGTGTCGTTGCTTGAACGTAGTTGCCGATGTGGATGCCTTTCTTCCCTTCCACAAACGAACAGTTGATGGCCTTGCAACCGGTAAGGCCCTCCACCCGCAGTCCGACACTGACTGTATTGACTGCGTCGATCGTGTCCATGAACACCGTGTTGTCGGGAGTGCCACCAGCGGACTGGTCAATCGGCCCAAACCACAACGCTGTATCGCAGGCCGTGAAGTCACAGTTGGATAGGACGTTGTTCCGTGACGTGCCCTGGTAGTAGCCGATCTTGCACAGTCTAAATGAGCAGTCCTCAATGACCCACGCTCCACCCCAGTCACAGAACACTCCAAACTGCTTGTTGTTAGTATTGGCTTGCCCACGAATTTGAATAGAGCGGATCGTCACATCACCAACAGTGTTGCCGGAAGACCCAACGTGCTGGAGGATTGGATAGTTTCCGCTAGCGTGGATTCTGGTGTATTCGCGCCCATCGCCAACAAGCATGGTCCCGTTCTTTAGGTTAATGGGAGCAGTCGTCTTGTAACTCCCTTTCGGAAGGCTGATGCGCAGACCCGTACCGCTATCAATGGCCGCTTGAATCGCAGCCGTATCATCCGCAACCCCATCGCCCACCGCACCAAAGTCTTTAACACTCACCACATCTTGCAGCTTTGATTCAACGGTGCGCTGCACAGCACCAGTACCAGCCTGGATGAAACCTCCACCCAGGTCGGCCAAGTCACGTGTTTTTGTCATAATCAATTAGCAACCCTTAGTGTTCTATAACCAGTACCAGCACTATCCGCAGCACCAACTAATACCCGTTTAAGTATATAGTCCCCATTGTTTGGTCCAAACTTATGAATCAAAAGTAATGGAGTTGTATCTTGAGTACTGCTCCACTCCCAACCACCTAGTTGTGTAGTTCCATTCACAGTTGTATGGAACACACCTTCCTTCATTGTTGGAGTACTAGAAGAGTTGTTGGTAAATGCAAATTGGTGAGTGATCTCAGCCTCTGTACCATTAGACAGAAGACCCTTTATACGTTTTTCAAGGAGCTTACCCGTGCTATTAGAGGCGTAGTCAGCTCTGCTATAAAGACTTACTTCTTCCTCTGCAGCGCCTGACCCTGTACCACCATAGAAGAAGTCCAAGGTGTAATTAGTAGTACCTTCATTAGGATCCCACCAACCATTACAGCTAACAATACCAGTATTATCAACAATACGTTTAGTTGGACCACCCCAAATAGATTGACCTTTACTAGAACAATTAGTGAGAAGAACAGTATTGTCACCAAAGTTACCACCATTAGTGCCAGAATCCACATAGACACTGATACCCCCATGGTTAAAGTGACAACCATGAATTAACACCCCTTGTGCAGCGCCTGACATTCTAACACCACAGGTAGCATTACTGTCGTTGGTATAGAAACCTGGTTCAAGGAATTGATTATTAGCGACGAGAATATCAGCAGTACGATGCAACCTAATACAACTAGGAAGACCTGTTGTAGTAGTAGGCATGTACATGTAATTACCTATGATATTCACTTGACGATGACGTTCAATGTAAACGTTGTTTACTCGACACGCCATGTGACTGTTAGTGATGCTGCCACCAGGTTCGTATAGGATATTATCGTAAGTTGATGGTCTGGTGATGTAAATACCATTATCCTGATTCACAAAGAAACAAGATTCAAATCTAAAGTCTTCTTGAGTGTTGCAATCAAGCCACACTCCATTCTGCATGTACCCCTTAAAATAGCAATTGATAATCTCAGGACTATAGCAATACTTGCAGTAAAGACCTGTGTTTATATTAGCTACAGGGCTAGTACCTGCACCATAGAATAGAACATCCTTGAAGATAGGGAACCATTTGTTCCTTACATCAATACCACGGTACCAACGACCAACACTACCGTCGTTATTACCAAGAACAGTGGTAGCAAAGGCACCAATGGTAACACGTTCAACACTAACTGAGCGGTACCTGTGACTACCGAAGCCAGGATCACCTTCAGTAACAGTAGACTCTACATAGATAGCAATGCCGTTATTGGTACCATCATTAGTAGAAAGAGGGCTTAGGAATGAAAGATCACTAATTGACCAGATCTCAGTATTACCGTTACCAGTAAATTTAATTAGACCTGTTGTATTACCACTAGTAGCTACCAATCGGCTGCTTTCACGTCCATCACCAAACAAAACAATACCGCGAACAGTTTCATTTTGTGGTGCTACATCAAAGATAATCTGCTGATTAATGCGGTATGTACCAGATGGGACATAGACACCAACAGGGCGATTTAGACCTTTACTAAGAGTTGTAGCGTGTGTAGCACAAGCTTGAAATGCGCTGGTATCATCAGTAGTACCGTCACCAGTAGCGCCAAAATCTTTGACACTAATGATGTCAGACAACTTAGCAGATACAGTACGGGAAGTTTGACCAGTGAACTGACCGTTATATGTGATGTTACCAGCGTTACTGGTAGAACTATTGGCAATGTTGTTTACACAAATGATGTCAACAATGTCACCAATAGTAAGGCCAACATTAAATACAACGCTAGTACCATTATCAGCGGTATAATCTACAACACGTTGTTGAAGAGCACCATTGATGTAGACTTGTTCTCGTGTTGCAGAGTAAGCTAAAACACCACCATAATCACCAGTACCAGAGAAGGTAGTCTGACTAGCAGTAGCTACTTTACGCCAACGAGTATAGCCTGGAATGCCAGTTACACCATAGCGATCATCAACATACTTTTTAGTGGCAGCGGTGTTATCTCCATTAGGTACTGGCAGATTGATAATCTGGAGCCCATTCATATTGAGTGGGCCAACCATAGGGGTGGAACCGTCAACATTAACAGCGTTGTTATCAATCTCCTGAACAGCATGTAGCGTTTGAGTAAAGTTGGTATTAAGGTCAGAGGCCCTAATAGCTGATCCAGAGCTAAACGTAGCAGACAGAGTATCGTTACTAGTATCTCGATAGATACGAACGTTATTAGTGCCAGCAGGCGGTGCATTGCCAGCAGTAAACAGGATCTCTCCACCTGTTTTAGTAGTATAATTAAGGTTCCGCAGGTTGTAATGTGTACCAACTGTTTTCAGCACACCACCAACAGTAACCTTAATATCAGCAGTTTGGATCCATTTGAAAGTAAAGATAAATGGACCCAAATTGGATCCATTACCATTGAACGTGTTTTGTGTGATTGCCATCTATAAGGTTAGCGGTACATTTGAGTTAGTCGTTCAATCTCGACCTTACGTCGATCAGCAGCCCGTGCAGCGTCATCAATACGACCCTGCTGCATATAGTTCTTATTAAGGATGGATTCCTGAATAGAACGCCACATTGGTTCGTTATCACGTTGCATACGGAACTCAGCTGCCTTCTGTGCTTCTGACATGATCTTACTCATCACAGAATACACTTCAGTTTGAGCAGCTTCAATCTCTTCAGACGGACGACCTTGAACACGCATTGCACGTACACGATCCAATTGGTCGTTGTACTTCTTGTTCTTACTGAGTTTATCGAACTCCTTCCACAGCTGCTGCTCACCAATGTACTTGTACAAGGTTTCACGTTCCTGTGGTGTGTACTCGTGGTTACCAGTACTATCCTTACGGATCATCTGTAGACCATCCCATCCGGTATCAATAAGCCATTGCCTCCAAGGTTCAGTACCCTCGCTGATCTTAACTGGGTTAACAGCGTTGATAGCACGAAGCACAGGGTTATCGATGTCGTTGAGGGCCTTACCTGTATAAATGTCAATCTGCTCTGGGAGCTGACTGGACAGGCCAGGGACCTTGTTGGTTACATAACCAATGAGATCATTGTAGATGTCCTTCTGGGAGCTTGTGATGGCGTTAGAGACGACACCAAGAGCACCAGACATAGGGATAGCAGAGCGTACCTCATTAGCAAGGAAGCGGGAGATAGCAGTTTCATCACCATTAGCAACAGAAACCACAGGCTCTAGGCCAGCAGTCCATGTCTTATTGGTGAAGGTAGCAGCCAAGGTCCAAGCAAGCTTACCTGTCCAATCCTCAGTAAGGGTAGAGCCGATGTCCTTGGAGTAGTATGCCAGGTCACCAACAAGAGTCAAGATAGTATCAAGCGGTTCATAACCAGCATAGCTAATCCACTTACCAGCAACGTTAATAGTCTTGGGTTGCCAACCGAAGTTGTCCCGAAGCTTCTTACGTTCACCAGCATTGACAGGTCCATTGCCACGAATGTTACCAGCAAGGGCATGTCCAAGCAGAGCAGAGGAGGTCAACGCACCAAAGGCAACACGACCACGATACTCAGCCTCTAAACCCTTGAAGATAGCCATACCATTAGCTACGCCATCATAGGCAATACCGTGTTCCATCAGTGCTTCCTTGATTTTGTCAAGGTTATCACCAGCCCACAGTACCTTAGAGTACTTGTTCATACCAGGCAAGGTAGCAATAGGTGTGTAGGACATAGCCATTTTAACACCATTAACACCAGTCTTAGGGAACATGAAGAATGGCTTCAGGATAGGCAGCCTGTTGATACCACGAGTCAGCCAGGTAGCAGTCTCATCGTCCAAGTTAAGTGCCAGTTCACCTGATGCATTCTTAGCAGCAGCATCAGTCAAGTTACCCATGGCGTCAAACGACTCATCATAGGCAAGCTTCTCAGCACGAGCAAGTTGCTTAGCCAGTTCATCACCCTTGTAACCAATACCAGCTACCTCATCCCAAGCCCTAGCACGAGCCATCTGTGAAGCAACAGTAGTCTGTACAAAGGAGTCAGCACTGATCATGGCATTAGTGCCGTACTTAAACCAACGCCAGTTACCAAGGTCATACATGAACCGAGAGAAGCGGTACTGAGCAAGACGACCCCAGTCACCATCCTTTTCCCACACCTGTTCCATATCGGCCAGGGTGTCCCAAAGGTTCGGGTTGTAGTCAGTTACTAGGTCTTCACGAGCAAGAGTACGTGGGTCCATCGTAGCATCATTACCCCACTTACCGTTATTCCAGGTACGCTTAAAGGTATCCCAGGAATCATTCAAGGCACGCTTGTTGACCTGCCAGAAGGAACCGTAGACATAGGTAGCACGACGCAGTTCTTCAACACTGTTACGACCCATGAGGGCTCCGATACCAGTACCGAGGAATGCGTTGTTAGTACGCAGTGTCAGGTTAACTGTGTTACCAGTAATAGCCTTGAGAGCAGAGATACCAGACAGTACGTTGTTATAACGAACTGCCCACACACCTTGTGCAAAGGCATTGAGACCTTCATCACCACTCTTCAGTAGACCAGCGGGGCTGAGCTGTTGTGCTGACCACTTCATCAACTTATCAAGGGTATCCACATCACCCCTAGACAATGCAAAGGCATCAATCAGAGGCTGTGCAGCATCAGGACGATCACGAGCAATGGTAGCGATCATATCACGATACCCTTGTGCTTGTACGTGCTTCTCTTGTACCTTGAGGTCAAACTGTTCGGTGATCTGCCGTAGAGCAGACTCCTTATCGGGTGATTGCTTGAGGAACTGTTGCCAACGATCTTGGTTCTTAAGTGCCCAACCTGCGATGTACTTATTCAGTGCATACTCTTCCATAAGGAAGGCAAGGCGATCACCCAGCATCTCAGTGACACGTTGGTAGTCAGCAGTCTCAGGGAATGCCTTATACCCTTCAGCAATGTCAGCTACTTCCCGTCCTACTGTATCCATAGCACGAGCTGATGTTTCAGTAACAACACGACCGATGTACTTATCAGTCAAGTCACGCATAGCATAACCGATAGCCTCAGCTTGTACGTCGTTAACATACTTAATCTTACGGCCATCCAACAGGTTCTTGACATCACGGTTCTCAAGGAATAGACTCTTAAGGTCTGACACCTTATCAGTACCAATGATGTCGTTATAGATCTTCCATGCACCATCACTCATCTGAGCTTTGGTGTACCTAAAGCCATCGACAATAGCATCGAAGTTACCAGCCTCTCGTGTACCCTCAGCTAGGTCTTCAATGATATTACGAGACATGGTGTCACCCTTGCTCAAATCATGATAGGCACGTTCCGACAGGATGGGTGCAGGAGTACCACTAGAGGTGCCCATTTTAATAGCAGTAGTGTCAGCCATGTTACGGGCTACATTACCGGGAGGAACACTAAGCGCAGCAGTAGAACCTTCAGGGAACAGGTTAGGTGTGATCATTGCGTCCACACCACCAACCCCTTCAGGATCGTCTCTAAGGCGTTGCACACCTACCTCATCGATCTGACTATCACGGCTGATCTGCTGACGCTCTACAAACGATTCCAGGGGGCTCTCAGTGAGATCTGAGGCTCCGGTGTCGGTGTACTGCTTGCCAAGCGTACTAGATTCATCGTCCAATGTTTTAATTTGAGCCTGCAGATCACCAATAATATCCAACTGTGCTATAAGTGTCTCCTGATCCAGAGCTGGTGTAGCAGCTACTTGATTCAGTTGGTCTTGTAGAGTGGCGCGTTGGGTATCAAGTTCAGACAGACGAATAGCGGTAGCCGAGTCAGCGTTAACCATCGCCTCCGATGACTTATACGCTTGGGCAGTAGTATCATTTGGTTTGAACCAATCCATGATACCACGCCCAGCAGCAGCTGAGTAACCGATGATGTCACCAATAACACTAATGGCACCAGACTCATAGATGTTCTTCTGACGACGAATATCAGGAGAGTCAGTATCCTTAATGACAAGTGCATCAGGAACAGGTAGCCACGGTGCAGCTTCCTTAACAATAGTCGTAAGGTTATCTTCCTCAGACTGGTCACTGATGGCGTTAACAGCTACATCACCAGCCAGGTTAATGCCAAGCGCAGTAAGACCACGGGCAAGTGCTCCACCACCACCAGAGATAGCAGCAGTCTTACCTACTGCAGTCAGGTTACGGGAAGCAATACCAACAGCAATACTAGGCAACAGGATGGAGGATACCTCGCGTACCTTCTGGAAGGCAGGGTTCTTGAACTTTGTCTGAGCATCCCAGGAGTCATCAATCCATTCAGCACCAGGAATACGCCCAATAGCATCCAGACCAAAGTCAATAAGACCAGCAGGTACAGCCAGGGACTGTTCTGCCATGTACCGCAGACGGTCACCAGTCGTATATTCCTTACCGTCACCACCCAACAGTTGCTTCATGCCCTGTTCGGCAGGACTGGTTACGGGTTGTACATTACCAGCAGCCTTATTCTCAGCTGGTGTAGCCTCCTTATACATGGTATTCGGAGCATTAGTTTGAGGATTATACTCTGGAGCAGCCTGTTGTAGGGCTTGCTCTTGAGCTAATGCCTCTGCCTCCTGGCGCTTCAGTTCCTCTTCATCAACGTAGGGGGTCATTGTCATAATTTGGATTCACCGTGAATAATGCTAAATGTGCGGCCATCAGGTGCCATGAATGTAAGTTTATCACCATATCCTGTTTTTTTCTCAACCCTGATCAGCCTAGCTCCGTTAGTGAGGTATAGTTTTGTACCTTTAGGAGCAGCAAAATCAACACCAGTATGTTTACGTGTACCTCCATCTCTAGAAGCACCATATTCACCACCTTCAACAGTAGCTCCTGCTGACAGTGGAACTAGTTTCCCGTTTAACATAATCTTGACAAAATTATCAAGAGCGGTACGCTCAAAGTATTTTTGATTGGGCATACTTACATGAGCATGGGGTCCATACTGATCCGGACCCTTTGGCCCTTGCCCACCAATTTCGTAGGCAACAGTGGGACGCATAAATGCTTGGTTACGTGCAGGGGGAGCAGCAGTATATGGTTGATCAACGTTCACACCCATCTGTTGCATAACACGGATGATCTTACTTGGGTAAGCCTGTTCACCACCAGCATAGCCACCAGCAGCAATAGCTTCAATAGCTTGCCGTGGAGTCTTAGCTTGAGCAATACCAGGAGCGTACCGTGGATCAGTCATGAGATTCATGAAGTCCTTAGCAGACTCAAGTGGTGACGCATAGTCCCTCCAATAGGAACCGTTCTTTTGTGTACCTTGACCGGGGCGAGCTTTAATGTTAAAGACATTGTTCTTACCTGAGGTATACTTACCCCAGCCACTCTCTAATGCCCACATAGCAGCCATCACCTGTGGGAACTTAAACCCAGATGCACTGCCCAACGACACCACATCAGTGTAGCCGTTATTACCCTGGCGTACAGTAGCAGGTGCATTACCACTACCGTTGATGGTAGTATTAAGGCGATCCTGTGTGAGGGGTTGATCTAAGATACGACGCAGTGAGGGGTCATTGATCTGACTGAGTTGTTCACGGAAACCTGGCTTGATCTGTCCCTTAAGACCTGCTGCCCTAAGTTGTGCATTAAGGATCTGCACAGGAGTCATGCTAGGTACAGCTCGACTCAGATCAGAGTAAATAAGAGGGATAGAGACTGGCTTACCAGCAGCAATACGGTTATCAATGTCCCGTAGTAGTGCTGGGCTAGCCAGTACTTCAGTGTTGATGACATTGCTGTTAGCACGTACCTTCCTCAGTACTTCAGATGTACTGATGATGTCGATGTTGCTGGGAGCACCAGGATGCTTGCCAGGCGTGAATGCACCGTAGAATGCCTGTGTCTGACCTACCTTGGCTTGGGAGGATGCAATAACAGTGAAGGCACCTTTCTTCTGTTCAATAGCAGTGAGGACATCTAGCCGTGCTTTAGCAGCAGCAGTGCTAGGTTCCATCGTCTTAGCGTACTGCTGGAACTTCTGGTTATAGAGACGGAGTGCATAATCAGATGCACCACGAAGACTATAGTGAGCACTACGGTTAGTACTGTCACCAATCAGGTTCTGCTTAAGTGCATCGGTGAGTTCACCCTTAATGCTCTCCTGGCTAATACCAGAGTTAGAGCGTTGCTGTTCAAGTTGTACAGCACGTTGACGCCAGGTCTCACGTACTTCAATAGGAACACCAGGTTGATCTACTTCACCACTAGTGAGAGTACCTTGTTCGTACTGTTCCTTGAATTGACGGTTCCAGAAGTCAGCATTCTGTTGCTCATTACTTTTGGCTTGATAGGCTTGGAGACGATCAGTAGGAATACCTTTTGTCTTAGCTTCATCAATGATAGCCTTGAGGGTTTCCTCGTCGCCATTCCACTTACTACCAACCCACTCAAGCAGTTGATCCTCTGCAATTTTAAGCTTACGACGCTCGGCTGCATCAGTCAGTTGGAACTCAGCTTCCTGATCCCTTTTACGGTTGGTAACAAGGTCATCGTAATCACGAGCAAACCTAACTTTCCAACTGCCTTGATCGGTCTGTGCCTCATCCAGCATACGATCTACATCAGCATTTGAAGGAAAGCGAGTAGTATCACTAAGTTCCTTGAAGATCTCAGCCTTGGCTTGAGCATTACCAACTGGAGTTACACCATCTTCCCTATAACTCCGTGAACGTACCCTGAATGCCTCTGTAATGCTCTCCCCGGTCTTAAGGCGAGACATATTACTAAAAGCATCCTCGCTCATCATGGAGGACTTGTTAACAATATCCGAGCGGCGAGCAGCGTTAACAAAGGAATTGTACGATCCCCTCATTTTCGTCAAGCTTTCTACCATGAAGTCAGCCTTTACTTCAAATAGACCGTTCATCTGTAGAAATTCAGTAAGCAGTGTACTAAAGGACGCTTCTCGCTCTTCAGCTGTTACCAAATTACGCTTATCCAACTCACTTTGTACCCATCCAGGGAACTCAGCCGCTGCAAGCATGGAAAGTCCTTCGAGTTTCCACATATCTCTCTTTTTGTTACCTGTAAGCAGGTTGGTAACAAGATAGGGATCAGCTCCCCTGGCCTGCACTCCTTCAGCAATCTTATCAGTAGCTTCTCCAGCTTGGGATAGCAAAGCTTTAGCGTTGTCCTGTACCTGCCGCCGTTGCATTGGCAGACCATTGATAGCTACATCAGTAAGAACAGCTGCCTTTTCCTGTTGATCTTTCTGCTTTTGGTACTCAGTTAAAGTATTAGAAATAGTAGTGCTGAATTTAGCCAGGCTTTCAAATGTAGATGCTGCATTCTTACCGCGTTGCAGTTCACTTTGAATAATGGTCTGTGCGTTTACACCAATAGCTTTCTGACGGGTATCAGCAAGCTTGGTTTCCCACGCATAGTTCTGTTCACGATCTCTTGCTTCCATGCCGAACTTACGTTCAAGTCCAGCACCATACTCGTCTCGTACCTGTTTAATTTCCCGACGGTTATCCTCCATACCACGTATGATACGGTTGTCGCGTTCCTGCATTCGAGCAAGACCTTCCGTTGGTGCCTTAATAGGATCGAAACCTATACTGCGGGCGTACCCTCTGTAATTAACTTGATCCATTTATGCAAGTATGTTGTTAATGTTATGCACCCCAATCGCCCGTGGAAAGACCTGTAGCAATTGTTCCACCTTGAGATTGAAGGAAGTTAGCACCAGCTCCCAACCATGCACCAGTAGAAGATGCCATGACACCTTTAATTGGCCGTGGTCCGAAGTCAAACTCCTTAGGCTTACGTGGCTTGAGGAACTTAGCAATTGGTGTCTTGAGAGGCTTGGGAGGTTGGGGAAGACGCTCAGGTTTGAGCATACGAGCTGCTTCGGCTGCTAGATCAGCTCCGAACTTATCAGCTGCAATCTTGCGGATAGCGGCTCCTGCATCTGCCTTGGCACTCAACAGTGACTCAGCCAGAATGGCTATGTTACGACCAAGTGAAGCAAACTCAACTTGCTCTGCCTTATTAGCACTCCTACCTTGTTGACCTTTGACAGCAGTAACACCTTCGCTTTGAAGGGCTTTAAGGACAAGATCTTGGTTCTGGAATGCCAGCTCTTTCATGGAGTCTTCTAGCTTGCGATACTCAGCTTCATTAGCGGCAGCTTGTGCCATCTGGTTAAAGGTGAGCTGCTGACCGTAGATTTGCTCTGACTTGGCATACTGCTTAATTTGAGAAGCATACTCAAAGTCTTGGATCCTTAGGTTATACTGCCAATCCTGTAGGTTGGTATCATCCTTCCAAGCAGCTAGAGTTTCCTCGTTGCGTTTATTAAGACGCCACTGCTTTCTGTTTTGTTGATAATCAGCACGAGTACGCTTCTTACCATACTGCCAGGATTGAAGGTTTTGTTCGTATTGAGCCTCTTGTGCTCTGTTCTGTGCATCTGCTTCTGCCTGGCCACCCAATCCACCAAGGATGGAGCTAACACCAGCAATAGCTAAACCAATAGGAAAAGCCATAATCAAGCCCTCCTATAGAAGCCAGGTGAGTATTGTCCTTCCCATTGCATAGACACAAGACTAACAGGGAACGGAGTATTTGAAGTTACTTTCATCGTATAGTTATCTGGCCTTTGATAAATGGGAACTTTATAAACGTAGGAATCACGGAACGGTGAAGTATCCGAGATATAGAAGTCAGCAACTCTAGCACCACCAATACTGAACCACTCAGGTCGACTACGATCTCTAATGCTGAAATAGATCTCACCACCAAGACCTGTATAGAATTCCATGCGGGATGTCATAGTAACAGCAGTGAAGTCAACACCCTGCTGACCCATAGAATAGTAGTACCTAGGGAGGGTAAGTTCCATGTTGTACTCATACCCAACATAGATGTAGTTACCAGAGACATCACCAGGAATGGTGAAGTAGGTACCACCACCATCTGTTGCTAGCACAGCTACGTTGGTATAACCAGAAGCAGAACCAGGGCTACCAACCTTCAATAGACCGACAACAAACCGAATGGTCTTAGTGGTGTTAAAATAGGTAGGTAGATAGACTTTAGTTACACTTGTAGTGTTACTGTAACTGGGTGCAGTTGGGGGTGTTGGTGACACCATCGTTGCATCAGTTACCTCACACCATGAATCAAGGTGGGGGTCTACTGTGTTACCAAGACTGTTGATAAGACCACCAGTACTGGGTGCTAATACCAACTTGTGCTGAGTAACTGTGTAACCCTCAGTACCACTAGTCAGGATGTACAGAACATCATTTTGGATGGCTGTATGGATCACATTGGAGGGTAGTAGCCAACGTACCCAGGAGGCCATAGCACGCTCCTCTCCCTGCTCGTAATACCTATGGAGGTACAAGTACTTGGTTGTCCTACTAGAGGCCACCCACAGGCCATTCTGGGCGCTTCCTACGGTATCTGTGATACCTTGCGGCATCCACTCAGGTACGATCTTAGTGGTCTCTGTAACCGTGGGAGATTCACGTTGACCACGAGTGAAGATCTCAAATGCTCTAGACCAGCTCTGGTTCCTACTTACATAGAGAACAGTAGAGCCAAGGTCAACAGGCTTGAGATAACGATCACATTCGTAGTTAGCAAGTGTTCTGATGCTACAGTTGGAAGGTGTCCATGCACCGTTCTCTGCTTCCATCAGGAACTGTTGGCTCTCACTGAACAGCAGGAGACCTTGTGTAATGGGTACCACTGAACGAATGATAGCAGGTTTAACACTAGCACAACTCAGGTCAATAGGATCAGCAGCAGTCAGTGTTGTAGCTGACTTATGGTAGAAGTTATAGTAGTCACCAGCTTGGGACATGGAGATGTTATCTTCAGTCAGGAAGCCAAGCCTATTGTTAAACAGGAAGACATCTTGAATGGTGTTATTAACAAAGGTAGGGTGACTGTTTGAGTCATTGTCCCCAACAAGCCGTGGCTCCCACAGTAGTGGTAGACTGTTGACAGTAACTGAACCATCCAGGAAGGTAGCAGTGAATGCAAGTGGGCTGGTGCTGGTACGGATCAATGCAATGGGCATGGTTGCCTCATTGATACCTGTACTTACATTAGGAGCAATGGTCTCCTCCCAGTACCCCTTACCACTTATACCATCATCAGCAATAAACCATAGGTAAAAGTCATCTTGACTAGCATTGGTATTATTGATCTTAACGATCTGATGATGCTTAGCTTGCTCAGGTAGACGAGCGAACGTATCTACAGAGTCTTGGAAGACACGTAGATCCTTACCCGTGATACCAGCAAAAGCCGATACGTTGGTATCAGTACTAAAGGTCAGGTAGACGGTGTTATCAATAATGGTCTTAGTAGCAAAACCACTAGTGATAGCAGCAGAGATACCAGCTGTAACGTCTCCAATCTTTAGACTACTGCCACCAGCAGATGGTGCGCTATAAGTAAAAGTAGTGCCATTGATTTTAACAACATAGTCAGTACCGTGCTCAACACCATTAACAACAATAGTAGCTTGCCGCTTAGCATTCCACGTAGGTGCAGCCTTAGCAGTTACTGTCTTCTCACTGTTGACTACATACGTGAAGTCGTTAATGGTAAGTGTTTTAATACTACGGTAGTCAGTAGCAGTCAGGTAGCTCTCAATGGATGCTTGCTTACCAGCTGGGTAAGACACAGTACCAGCTAATCCAGTCAATAGGTTCCACACCTTAATGACGCCAGCAGAAGACACAGTAGCAATGTACTTCTCTTGGTTATCCCTGAACACACTGAACCATGCAGCTGAGTCAGCTGTGTTAGCAGTCAAGCTAGCCAACCTACCCAGGAACTTACCACCGGGCCGCTTTAGCATACCAAGGGTAATATCAGGGTAGCAGTTCAGTGCATCTTTGACTTGACCCAACAGCATCTTCTCATCAGCTTGTTGTGATACACCGCCAATGTAGTTAGGTATACGCTGAGAGATTGCTGTCATCGTGCAAGTGCCTTAAATGGTTTGTAGCTATTGTAGAAGCCGTCACCTTGCTTGAAGCCAAACATGGTGTAGTCACCCTCATTGCACTCATACTCAAGACAGTTAGCACGACGCCATGTCTCAAATGAAGCAAGGGCTTGAGTCAAGTTCACATCACCCACAAGACGAATGGCACAACGTGTGGCAGCTCGTGAGGTGATGTAGTCACGGAATACCTGAGGTACATCAGTAAAGTCGTAGTACCAAACTACATCTACTTCATATGTCTTGGTAGTATCCCAAATATCAGTGTGTCCAATCTTATCATACAACCTACCATTCCTAATAACAGTATCGTAGTCGTTATTAGCAACAGTATCACTAAGATCAATTTGCAGCATACTACCCGTCATGGATAGATAGCCATTAGTATCAGGAGTAAATGGATAGTTAACCTCTCGGTTAAACGTCCATCCCTCTGCCTGTACCTCCCGTGAGACTTGCATTAGGGTCTCATATGCAATTGCAACTTCCGGGTTGATTACAGCTTCGACAGTAGAGCCATCCTCATACGTGATGGTCTGTGCCTCGATGGTGGTAACAGGCGCCTGACCAATAGACGCCAGAATTTCATTAACAGCTTGTAGCTCAGCCTGAGCGTTATTGGTATACGGCATAACAATGACGTTATAAAAAGATTAAAAAAAAGGGACCCCCGGTGACGACTTAGTCGCCGTCGAAGGATCCCCATGTAGAACTAATTAAGCAGCAGTACGGCTGGCGTCAAGTGCCGGAGAATCGGCCTCAACACCAACGTAAGAGGTACGAAGACATTGAGTCTCCGAGAATACGCCAGAAGCGGTAGCACCGCCATGTGTACGAGACACAGAGCGACGAACAGCATGGTTGTCAGAGACAGCCAGGTTACCGTTATCAGCGTAAGTAGAAGCATAAGCACCAGTGACAGTGCGGGTAGCAAAGTTTACGTTGCCAGCCACACCGTTACCACCAGCATTGACAGTAGGATTTGCCATGATCAGAAGTTCCGATATTCAAGGAAAGAACCAGCACGGATAATCGTGGCGGTAGCATCCGAAGAGTTTTGAGCAAACTGGAAGGTCACGTTACCAGCGGTAGTACCGTTAGCGATGACCAGATTCAGAAGCAAAAGGCCGCCACCAGCAGAGGTCGAAACCACGCTAGCAGTGTTGCTTTCAGCAGTCAGAATTGCACCACCAGCCACAGCACCAGCAGGGTCAATAGACACAGCAGCCTGACGGAAGAGGGTGGGAGAAGTCGGAGCATCCACAAAGTACTTGAGGTCACCAGTAGCACCAGCAGAGAACTGGATGGTGTACCGAAGAAGGATGCGCTCGTTAACACCAAGAGGAATGGTGAGCTGAGGGACAGTGACCAGAGTCGTGCTGCTGGTTACCGATTGATCAGCATCAACGATGTTACCAGCCACGAGAGCATCGGGTTGGTAAACGGCACCGAAGTTGCCATTAAGAGTGATAGACATTTGTTAGTTCCTGAAAGATTAAGTTGCAGCAGTATTGCCAGCAATAGAGCTAGCAGAAGATGCGCGATCAAGTTCGCCTGCACCAGTCATAGCTCGCCCATACTCCAAAGGAGTACCGGGGTTGATCGTGAAGGATTTGACGGACTTGCTAGCACCGAAGATTTTACCATTGGGAGCATTAGGTGCAGCAGAGGCACCACCCATGGTTACAACACGCGAGGAGCCGGGAGCAATAGACATTACTCAGTACCTCACTTATCAGGAACGAGCCGACTGCAGCTCGATAGCAGCAGCGGGGTTCAGAGTGCCCACACCCATAGCCAGGCGTCCCACGATGAGGTCACCTTGGTACATCACGGAGACATCTCCGGAAGTCGTTTGCACGGAGGGAGCAATAGCTTCCACCACACCAGCAGCATCCTTGTAGTAGATCAGGCCACAGTGGTTGCTGAAGTCACCGCTGTAGTCGTTGTTTTCACCAGACACACGACCCACGTTACCAGCCAGGAAGGGCAGGTTGTTGGAACGCTTGATGCTGATACCAGCGATCTCATAGAGACCTTCGCCGGAGTTCAGGTTACCCTGGTTGTTACCGTAGTCACGGTTCAGGATGTTCGAATCGACTTGCGACACAAGTGCGTAGTATTGACGCGGGGACAGCACAGCAGTGCGACCCATCTTGGGCAGGTTCTTCTCATCGAGAATAGAAGCAGCTTCAAAGAATGCATCAACAAGAGCTTGAGCATCAAACTCCTTCTGCACACCCAGTTGGATCACCGAACCGCCGGGCTCAGGGCCAGGGGCAGCAGTGATGGGGTGAGCTTCACGAGCAGCTTTAGCGATCTGACGGAAGATCTTTTTGTCATAGCTTTCAGCCAGAGCATAACCGATCTTCTTAGCGATCTCGCTACGCAGGCTGTAGTGAGCAAGCGTCTCATCCAGGTCATACACGAATGCACTAGAGATGAGAAGGTCGTCACACACGATGGTCTTCTCGGCCACCGGGGGATCACCAGAACCGAGGATAGCTGTACCAGGAGTATGGTAGCCAGCTTGCATACGGCCAGTGAAAATGAACTGCATAGCTTTGCCGTTCGTCAGGGTACGGCTTTGCACAGTACCTTTAGCGATCGTCGCGCCTTCATAGGCTTTGAACATCTCGCCACTAAACAGTTTCAGATAAGTTGCGTACTTAGTATCATACGCTTGCGAACCAGCAGTGTTAGAAACTGCCTTGTTAAGCGTACCCAGTACGGTTTGATTGACGTTAGCCACAGTAAGAAAAGAGAGAAAATGTGTACGATCTCTCTAAGCGCTTAGAAAATTTTTGTAGTCCGTTTTTGTTGTCTGTCTCTCCAGACCGTCCATGGCAAAGGGTGTCGTCCGTAGACGGCCTAAGCCAAAGAAAAGGAGGTCCTACTCTGAGGTGCCTCCAGTCCAAGTTTTAATAAGAGATTTCCTTATTAAAGGTTAGGGCCAAGCGGCCAGCGTACCAGCTTGTACCTTAGCACCCTTGGGGCTGATTTCAGTGAGGGTTTGATTAGCCTCACCATATGCCGTAGCAAATGCAGGAGCAGTTGCAGTAGCAGTTACATATTGAACAGCTGCCACCGAGGACAGCTTGGGATCAAAGGGAGTAGCGCGTGCCATAATTAACCAATGATAGGAGCAGTGTGTGCTGCAAGGTCAAGTGGGAAGTTGTGAGCATTACGTTCATGCATCACTTCAAAACCAAGACCAGCTCGGTTAAGAATGTCAGCCCAGGTGTTAATCACCTTCCCTTCAGAGCTGACCAAGCTTTGGTTAAAGTTGAAACCATTAAGATTGAAAGCCATGGTCGAAACGCCCAGAGCAGCAAACCAGATACCAACAACAGGCCAAGCAGCAAGGAAGAAATGAAGGCTACGGCTATTATTGAAAGATGCATATTGGAAGATCAAACGTCCGAAGTAACCATGAGCAGCTACAATGTTGTATGTCTCTTCCTCTTGCCCAAACTTGTAGCCATAGTTCTGAGACACCTCTTCAGTCGTCTCACGTACCAGCGAGGAGGTAACAAGCGAACCGTGCATAGCACTGAACAGCGAGCCACCGAACACACCAGCGACACCAAGCATATGAAATGGGTTCATCAGGATGTTGTGTTCAGCTTGAAAGACAAGCATGTAGTTAAACTGCCCTGAGATACCAAGGGGCATCCCATCAGAGAAGGAACCCTGTCCAATCGGATACACCAGGAACACTGCAAAGGCAGCGGCAACTGGTGCAGAGAATGCAACAAAGATCCAGGGTCTCATTCCCAGTCGGTACGATAGCTCCCACTCCCTGCCTGCATAACAGGTAATGCCGATAAGGAAGTGGAAGACGACGAGCTGGTAAATGCCGCCGTTATAAAGCCACTCGTCCAGCGAAGCGGCAGCCCACACTGGGTACATATGTAGCCCAATGGCGTTCGAACTGGGAACGATGGCGGCAGAGATAATGTTGTTTCCGTAGAGGAGGGAGCCTGAAACTGGTTCACGGATACCGTCAATGTCAACTGGGGGAGCACCAATGAAGGCGATGATAAAAGCCGTAGCGGCTGTAAGTAGTGCGGGAATCATCAGATGGCCAAACCATCCGATGTAAATGCGATTGTTCGTTGAAGTGATCCAATCGCAGTAGTCATTCCATACGTTAGTGGATGGGTTAGACTTAGTTAATACTGCGGTCATGTTTTTCTAAGTAAGAAGCCGCTAATCTAAGTAGCAGAGGATTGTCTCGGAATTTACCGAGCCCAGTGTTACACGCCTCGCATAACAACTGACGCATCTTGCCCGTGTCGTGGTCGTGATCTACGTGGAAGTGTTTGAAGCGACTTCCTGGTGTATCAGTTCCACATATAGCACACACGCCACCTTGCTCAGCATACATCTCATCGTAGTCATCAAGAGTGATGCCATAGCGAGTCCTGTACGCCTGATTACGACTTACCTGAGGATCACGTGTTGTGCGTCTCCAGATGTTGTGACATGTGCGGCAGCGAGACTTAACACCCCGACCGCTTCTTACTTCAGTTCTTTCATCAATGACCACACCACAGTCGGTGCAGGTCTTCATTTAATGTAGTTAGTTGAGTCGTGTAACTTTGACTCGTCCAACACCAGAGGCAGTGAGACCGATAGCATCAGCCGCACCTTTACTGAGATCGATTTCCCTACCATGAATGTAGGGTCCTCTATCTGTGACCACCACTACGGCACACCTATGGAAACAAACACGAAGTCTGGTTCCAAAGGGGAGTGTCTTGTGAGCTGCAGTAAGGCCGTTTTGATTGTATCGTGATCCGCTAGCGGTAAGGCGGCCATCAAAGCCAGGCCCATACCAAGAACTAATCACCGACAGAGTTGTTAGAAGAGGTAGCATAATAAGATAGCAAGGAACTTTCTTATCTCCGTCCACACATTATAGAGGCTCAGTACTACTCGCTAGGGTCTGAACCTCTATCGATCAATAGCCCTTCTTAGTAGAAGGCATCTTAACAGGCTTGCCGGTTTTAGCGGCTGCCTTCTTAGCTGCTGCTTTACCAGCGGGAGTATAGGGATACTCTTTGTTTCCAACTTTAGGCATTGTTCTACTTTTTCTTTTTGGGTTTGGACTTACCAGCACTATTAAGTGCAGCAGCAACAGCTTGCTTCTGAGGATAGCCTTCTGCTTTCATCTTCCGAATGTTAGCAGACACAGTCTTGCTAGAGGAACCTTTCTTTAGGGGCATTAAAAGATACCGGGAATAAGTTGACCAGTTACTGCGTAAGCGCCAAGAGCAGCCACAACACCAAGCATAGCAAGGCGACCGTTGATGAGTTCAGCACGTTCGTTATGCATAACGTTATAAGAGGGGTCCATGTATACGGGTGGTTCCTTAGCAAAGATGTTAGTGTCGTTCATCAGAAGTTAATGTTAGAGCGTTCCAGTTTATCAGCCACATCAGCACGATAGGCTGGATCCTTATCGTAACGTGGGTCACTCATAGCAGCAACGAGTTCAGCTTGGGATCGGAAGCCATCGCTAGCATTACGAGGTGCTTGACCAGTGAGCATCTCACCGTCATAACCAATGGAGTCTTGGTAGCGAGCATTAAGTGCTTGCACTGCAAAGAACATGGCAAGCGGGTCACCACGATCCATTACCTTATCATACATCGCAACTTCTTGCTCAGTAAGATTCTGGCTGGCCCATTGAATCATGCTTTGGTATTCATCAGAACCACCAACTGATTCTTGGATCTGCTCAATGTCACTGGAAGTAGCTTGCTCTACCTGTGGAGCTTCCTGTTGCTTCTGTAGGAACATGTTAGCTACATCAACAGGATTCATCTGTTCGACGTGACCAACAAGTTCTGGATCCCATTCACCGGTGCGGTAGGACTCCATGATTGAGTCATAGAGATCCAGCTCCTCTGGCTCCTGCTCCGTCTCCTGTGGCTCTTCGGTAGTTGCTTCGGGTGCCTCTGCCTCCTTACCACTCAGACGCTTCTGTAGCTCCAGGTAGCCACGCTCTAGTTCTTCTGCTGACTTGTACTTACCAGCCAACAGCTGGTTTTCTTGCTCAGCTAGACGTTCACCAACTTCAAGAGAATCAAGCTCTTCAGCAGAAAGTTCACCCTCTGCCAACTCGGATGGATTAATCGTAATTTCGTTTGCCATTTGCTGTAATAACGGTTAGATTGCCAAGACCAACTGTCTTGACGAAATCGGGGGAACGACCGATGGTGGGTTCACCAATCCTGCTACGCTTCATGTGAGGCGATGGATCTTGATTGGTTGCTACATCAACTTGGTCAACCGAAGGGACTTCCTCCGGGGATGTTGCTTTCTTGCTGGATCTCTGGGGTTTCGTTGGTGTTTGCTTGTCCATTTAGTTCATTCATCATCTGTGGATTTTTGGTGGGATCCATGATAGGAGCCTTTGCCATGTTAGGGGCTTGCTTGAGCAGCTCCATTTGCTGCGCTTGTTGCTGTGCCTGACCTTGCTCTTCCTGTACCTGACTCATTGACTTAACAAGGTTCAGTACATCAATACCTTGAGCAGCAGCAAGACGCTTCACTGCCTCATCTACGTTGAGGTATGTACCAAGTGTCTCTGGTCCAAGGGTCTGAGCAACAACAGTAAAGAACTGAGTCAGTGATTCCCTGTCCTGGCCCCTACCTAGTGCATTAATACCAGCAACAATGGTGGGGCGAACAAGATCCTTAGGAATACGTGGGATCTCTTGTGTCTTCTGCAGTACAGAGAGCTTACGGTTCAGGTATGGTACCAGGAACTCAACAGTCAACAGGCTGAATAGCCCACCGAGTTGTTGCTCCAGTTCCATCTGAGTCATACGTACTTCCTCAGCAGTAGTACGCTCACTGTTCCTCACATTCAGGATGAGGAATGCTTCACTCAAGCGACGCTCTAGGACACCAGCCATATCCATAGCTGTTTTGAAGTCAGCTGTTTTACCGACTTGTACAACAGAGATGTCATCAGGTCGTCCCTGAATGATGGCTCCGTTGCCCGCAGCAGAGAGTGTCTGTGGTTTGGTAGTACTAGACGGAGAGACCGTAAAGACCACCTTAGCAGCGACTGCAGAGCCCTCTACGAGTGCTTGCATGAGTGCCTCTAGTGAGCGGAGGTCACCAAGGAACTCCTCGACTCTACCACGACCGAATGATTCACCGTCAACAACGTTGAACCTAAGGACTAGCCAAGGGTTAGCATCCAGTGGTGCCTTACCTTGAGAGCCAGGGATGATCTTATCGAATACTTCCTGGTGCCAGACAAGACGGTTGTTATCCCGTCGTACATGTGTGTAAACATCTACATCTTCATCATTCTCAGAACCTTCCTGACCCGGTGGGTTAACAGGGAAGCCTGCATTGAGTACAGGTGCTAGAAGCTTACGGCTGATGCGTTCTCGTGTGACGATCTCTAGGATCTCACCGTTACCATCGCGGTCTACGACATACCTGTTCAATGGATATAGCTTAAGCCCCTTGGGACCCATGTAGATGAGCGCATTGCCACCAACAACCAAGTGCTTAAGAGCTTGGTGTACGGTAACGCGATCACTAGATGCTGCTATGATTTCCATGACCGACCTTTCCATCTTAGCGAATGAGATGTCTAGGTCTGATCGTGCCTCTGGCGGAAGATCTACACCGATCTTTGAATCATCAATCTGTAGCTTAAAGAAGCTGGTCTGAGGAGGAAGGAGAGCAAGCATCAATTTAGATGCAAGCGTAACAACCCCCTTAGCACCAACGCTTTGCCATGGTGTAATCAACCGAAGATTAGTTGATCTACCCACATCATCATCCTGTTGGATCAATGTAGGAAGTGTCAACTGAGAGCACTGTACAGCTGTGTCTAAAAACGTGGTACGATACTTACTTAGATAATCGTATCTTGATTTAGCTGTCATTTACTTAGTTGTTAGTTATACGTTGTACTGCCAAGTACCGACTGGGCCAAGACGTTGTGATGCAAGACCTTGGGCACTAGCACCTTTACCCTTACGGCTAGAGAGGCGTGACTTCCAACCAGTGGCAAAGGACGATACGTCAGCTCCAACACCAGGCATCTTCATCGGATCCTCTTCCTTGGGTAGAAGTGGTTCCACCGGAGTATTAGTTGTAGGAGCTAACGGAGTTGTAGGAGCTAACGGACCTGGGCCATTTGGATCAAATGGTTTAATTTCCATGTCATCATAAGGGCCAGGGTCCCTAGGATTTACTAGTTTATCAAGAGCCTTTTCACTGAGCCCTTTACCTGGAGTCCAAGTGTAAGCCTGGCCCTTACCGTAGGGACCCTTGCTGTAATCCTTACCACTCAGTGCAAGCGGTTTACCATCAGCAGTAATGCCACCCCAGGTAAGCTGCTTCTTAGGCGAGTAACCGCTTTGCCGTGCTAGACCCTGCATAAGAGGATCAGTAGTGTTAGCAAAGTAAGAAGCACTCAATCCGTTCTTACCCGACTTAGTAGCGTTGGGGAAGCCAGCAGTTAGCATGGTATTAGCACGATTAGATACACCAGCAATGTTACCAACACCAGCTGCGATCTTCATGATCTGGTTTGGGCTATACCCCTTACCTTGTAGTGCTTTGATATCACCACCACCAAATCGCTTGCCTCCAGTGTTCCAACCATCTTCACCAGAGTACTGAGCTACTGCTTTCTGTACTGGGTTATTGTACTTAGTACCTCCACCGCTAGAGGGCATTGTATTCCCTCCAGACGTACCACCTCGTCCACCTTGGTTACCCTTGTTACCTTTGTTACCTTGGTTGCCTTTGTTACCTTGGTTACCTTGGTTTCCTTTGTTGTTCCGATCGTTCTTATTAGAATTGTTATTCTTAGGCATTGTCTTCAGTGAATTTATGGTTAATCCACTCCACAACTGAACGTTGACCGGAGCGGTACATTATTTGTGAGTGTGAGTCATCCGGGTGGGGATTAAGTGGTGGAAAGTTTTGTTCCAACTCAGTGATGAGGGAACTAAGCTGGAGACCTTGGGTCTCAAGCATATTGAGGAAGGTTGGGGTTGGCATGTTCAAAGAACGCTGGCATACGGGCTCGCTTTGTATCGGAAAGCTCTGGAGCTTTGCCTTCATACATCAGACGGTCGCTTGCATCCAGCCAAAATTTTTTGCTTAGATATTTATCGGGGTTAGACACCTTAAGTGGTTGCATCACCCAGTTGATAGTTGCTTTACGCAGTTTATCAAGAGAAGGACTGATATCAAGCCCCAACTCACGACAAACAAGGCTATTGGTAGCAACGTGAACCTGTTCATCACGACTAATATCGGCACTTACCGTTCTGAGACCAGCGTCACCATTAAAGCGGAAGAATGGTAGTAGTACGAAGAACACTGCACGTTCGGCCACCAGTGCTTTAAGGACTGTGTGATCAGGATGCGCCGTCCACGCATCTCGGAGTCTCTTTGCTTCGGCTTCAGCACTCTCGTCAACACCCAAAGCATTGGCGATGTAACCGAGAGCCAGGTCGTGGTTTTCTTCGTCTTTAACATTAGATCGGAGCAGATCTGCCGATAGAACTGGAACTTCACCCAAGGCATCTTGAATGAAATCACCAACGGGGAGTTCCATGTGTCGCATAGCGAGGGCACGGTAGATCGCTTCATTAGCACCTTCCTTAAGTTGTCCAGCAGTGGTTTGTACAGGTGTCCACTTCCTCTTTCTACTTTGTAGTTTCTGATAGGGGTTCATTCGCCGCAATTACAATCAGGAGCTGAGTTAAGAATAGAATCCAGATAGTCGTCAACTTCGGCTTCATCTAGTGCAGCATATGCACTGGACTTATCCTGTACGTCACCCATGACTTGGAGGCTGTAATACAGCGACGTTTGTGGCGAGTTAAGCCACTCTTCAACGAATGCTTCGTCATATGTGACAACATCGCTCCAACTGTTGAACGAGTACCCATGGAGGAGTCCCGTCTTATCAAGCAGTTGTACAATACCGTCTGTCACTCGTTTGTAGTTATCCCAGCCAACTTCTGATGCGATCTCTACAGGACCGTAGTCAAAGCTCTGGACACCAAACGTACCGCTGTCACGGTCTACTTGGCGGGCAATAGGAGGTGCGATCTCAGGGCAGGTGGTGTACCCATCAGGATCCTTGTAACGATAGCTGCAGCTTGCAGTAGGGGCAATAGCGAAAGCTCGGTCCATCTTATTGAACCGTGCTACCTGTGCAGCTTGTTCGATACCAGACCTAAGCGAGGAAGCAAGGGTGTACGCTGGGGTTTGAAGCGTTTCTCCCTTGTTAATCGCTTCATGCTGGCTTGTCAGCCGCTCAAGAGCTACACCGAACTCTTCGTAAGTGACTCCATAGCGTCGGAGTAGGTTGGCAAGGCCCAGCATTCCGAGACCGACTTGGCGATCTGTCGTTGAAGGCAGGTACTCTCCACTTTCTCCAACATTTGTCTTGGAGTGGAGGGAGCACAGCTCGGACATTCCGTTGACAAACGCACCTTGAATGTCATCGAGTTCACATCCCCCAAGGTTGACATGTTGAAGTAGGCAGGTTCCCCGTGAGGGCAAATAGACTTCCAGGCATACATTTCCTCGGATTCGATTACCATTACGGTCTACCTTTGTTTTGTTGAGCCAGATGTCACCACGTTTGATGCCGTTGATCAGGGCAGCCTTTACTTCGGCAGAAGCTTCTGTCCACCAATGGGGATTGATGTTGACACACCGCTTCACCCAAGGAAGATCAGCTCGATTAGCTTCAATAAACTCCAGGACATCAGGATGGTTAAAGTCAAGATGACAAACGACAGCGCCGTTCTTGTAAACACCCCCGCGTCGGAGTACTTCATTTAACGTCGAGTAGATCTTGGCAAACGAGACGGGACCAGACGCCACGAGTCCCTTGCCGTTTTCATCACCCTTTGGGCGAAGCTTCGATAGGTGTACTGCTACGCCTGCTCCATATCTAAGAGCGTGTGATACAAATCGCCAGGATGCTTCGATACCATTGGGTCCCTCCATTTGGTCTTCAACGACAAACACGGTACAGGATACCGGCAGTCGAGAGTTGGGATCATCGATCCAAGATTGAACCCGTCCAGTACGGGCAATAAGTTCAGTGGACATACTAGACAAGATCAGTAAGGTTAGGTGGTTGATAGTTAGGTCCCTTTAGAACCTTCCCATCCTCACGGTAGATGGGATTACCGTCAGAGTCAAGCTTGGACATATTAGAGTTATGGACACGTTGTAGTGCCTCATCAAGGTCCCACCCAAGGCTCTCTGCATATTGGTAGCAGACATACACAAGGTCAGCTAACTCTTTAAGGGTATCGGTAGCATTAACTACGAAGCCCTTAACGAGTTGGTTATCAGCATCTAGGAACTCTTTGAACTCTTCAACGATCAAAGTCCGCTGCATAGTCCGTGAAGCTGGACTCGTACTGTTGTTGACCCGGAAACTTTTCCGAAACTCCTTTGCTTGTTGTTGGGGGGATGTTGTCGAGTTCATTGGTGAGGTAGTGGATAGCTTTGCGTAGGTCATCCTCTTTGGATGCCTTGTAGCCTGCTCGGCAGATGTACTTAATAGCGTTACCGAGATGGAAGTTTAGCTCTTGGTCTCGAATGAAATCCCAGACTTGGATGTTTCCGCGTTGGTAGTAGGTTGGACCTGTGGAACTGGAGTGGGCCATTTCTTTACTAGGTTAGACATTGAATTGCCAAGCACAAAGCATTGGCGTTGAAGAGCAAGGAAGATCGTAATGATGTCTTCCTTGGGTGACTCTGGGTGGCGGAGAGCATCCTCAATCTGTTTGAGTTTGAACTGCTGCTCCATTGTCAGCTCCAACACTGGGGCTGGGAGACCAAAGTCTTGGTTCTTGATTGTTGAAATCATAGTCTTCTACTTGTAAGATTTTAGCAAGGCGGGCATTCATCAGTGCAACATCCTCACCAAGATCCTTCTCAGCAAAGGCTTTGACTACCGTATCCCAAGTGTATCCATCTTTCTCAAAAAGAGCAACGGCACGTTTGATACCAATACCAGGAACACCAGCGTAACCATCAGTCTGGTCACCTGCCATCGTTTGAATGAGGTGCCACCTACGGCCTTCCTCAGGTGTGATGGTTACGACTCCAGTAGACAGGTCACACAGGTCCCCAGGGATCTGTCTCATATCCTTATCAGGGGAGCAGATGATGTTGCCGGGAACCTTGGTAGCGTAGATGCCAATAGCATCGTCAGCCTCTAGGGTAGGCACGATCAGTACGTCGTATTCTTCCTTGAGTTTGTTGATAACCCTTTTGTAGCCGCACGGTTTCTTTCGATTACGATGTCCTTTATACGCTGGATCAATAGATTTGCGAAAGTTAGTACTATCACTAAAGAACAGAATGCTATCATCGAAGCATCCAAGGTTGCTTGCGATGTTATAGAGTTCCCGTTCAACGTACTCGTAAGCTTCTGAGAACTTGGAGGTAACGAGGATAACGTCGTCTCCGAAGTCAACTTCGGTTTCAACTGCTGCACAACATTTGTAGACAATAAAATCTGCATCGATTAAAAGGCTCACTTACCTTGGCCCCGTCGAAGCTTCTTAGTTCCCTTTGGTAGCGAGCGGGTACCATTACCCTGGTGAGTATGTTTGTATTTGGCACGGGACTTGAACTCAACACGTCCCAGTGCAGTCTTTGATTTAACAGCCATAATTAGTGAACATCTGCCCAGGTGGAGCCGATCTTACCCTCGGCAGCGATGGGTATTCGGAGGTTGTAGTATTCACCAGCCAGTGAAGCACAGAACTCAAGGTGATTCTTGAGATCATCGGCATAGGCTGGTAGGCATTCCCACTGTAGTTCGTCGTGGATGAATGCAAGTTGATGAGTGTGACTAAGGTAGTCGTTGTCAATGGTGGGGAAGTTCTGATTCGCAATGACCATCCACCGCTTAGCAACAACACCAGCTCCTGACTGGAGGAGGTAGTTAAGTGCCTTGTGTGGACTATCTACTGCGATCTTACGTCCATCTATCGACTTGATAGAGCCTCGCTCACCCGCCTGACGAACAGCGGTAAGAAGATCACCCAAGCCGTCAATGGCAGCAACGTAAGCAGATCGTATCTCAGCCCCTTTTTCTTTTGCCTTGTTCGGGGAAAGGCTTTGGTCATAACTAAGTCCAATCTTTTGATCACCTGCCCCATAGAGGAAGGCGTATGTAACTGTCTTGACAAGTCGGCGTGATATGCCTATCTTGTCTGCATTCTCTTGGTGAATATCACCGTTGAGAAGAACGTCTCCGTACCTGCCTCCATCATATCGAGCCAAGTAGTGGGCAAGCATTCGTAACTCAATCCCTGCGAGATCAGCACCAACCATGCAAAGGCCAGGGCTAGCGATGAATAGCTTTCTAAAGTTAAGATCACTTGGTACTTGCGCCAGGTTTGGATTACGGTGAGCACAACGGTGTGTGTTCGTAGCCACTGAACAGTGGTGGTGAATGCGGCTACCCTTGACTAGCTTAAGCCAAGCGTTCTTACCCTCAGATAACATACCCAGTTGTTTGGTAAGCTCTAGGCAGCGGAAGAACTGTAATGCTTCCTCTGTGCCTATGTCTTTGAGAACAGTTTCATCAATGGCAGTCTTGCCACTTGCTGTCTCTTTGTCAGGCTTCCAACCGTGTAGGTTCTGCATTACCCAGGCTATGTGATCACGACTGGTAGGGCTGAACTCCTTCAGCTTAGTTACTGTAGCACCACCTACATATCCTGTGGTTCTGTTAGATCTCTTCGGAGTAAATTCTCGTCCTGCAACGTAAGGATACCGCTTTTGTAGTACACGATTAAAACCATCAAGCTCGGAATAGAGAGCTTGTGCAAGTTCCCGTGCAGCAGCTTCGCTAAAGTACCATCCATGTAGTTCTTGTTCGGAGAGGATAGTTGCGGCATCTAGTTCTAGTTGGATGAAGTCAGGTATCTTTGGAAGTGATCCCATAATTTAATTGTTACTTGTACGTCTTGGATACAGTAGTCCTGCATCTCTTGTGACCACTCCTTCCAGTCAGCATCCTTACCAAACTCACCCTTGTATACGCCAAGTCTGTAGCCGTATGACTCCAGTGAGTGACGACCTTGTAGCTTGAGTGGCATATTATCCCACTTACGCTTCTGATCTGTCTTCAGCATATCAGCGTGATAAATACGAGATAGCACCAAAGTATCCACAGTAAGAGCACTGGGACTGAACCATGGAAAAAGCTTACGGACAACAGGAAGGTCGTACCCAATAATGTTGTGACCAATAAGACAACAGGCATCCTCAAGAAGTTGAATGCCTTTTGTAATTGGCTCCGCACTTCCTGTATCGTTGAAGACAAGAGTCTGCTTAGAGTCAAGATCGTAGACGCCAATACAGTGGATCTTGGAAGCATCATCGTAGAGACCGTTTGTTTCTAGGTCAAAGACAAGGTTCACTTACCAACCCACTTGTAGGTCTTGTCAACGAACTGAGCACGTTTGATGGCAGCAGCTGTCGGGGGATTGGGGGGCTTGGGTTTAGAAGTCGGTTGTTGCGTCGAACTCATTAGCTTCTGTCTCAGTAAATTTACAGGTATCAAGGTCGTAGCTCAGTTGACAAGCTACACCTACTTCTCCACTATAACGGTTTTTGAGGACTCGCACAGTCGTTGAAGAGCCTCCTCGATCCGCCTGCTGGTTCCGTTCAAGCGCAATAACTCCATCTGACAATTGAGCAATAGCTGCCGAACCTCGAAGTTGTCCAAGGGTGACTCGGGCGCCTTCTTCATGGTTTGTGTCATTGGATGTGCGTCGTAGGTGTGAAACAAGGAACATAGCAATACCAGTACGCTCAACAAGTGAACGCAACTTGGTCATGGTAACATCGATCATCCGTCGCTCATCACCATCCAACCCTGACATAAGGATTGACAAGTGATCAAGGAAGATGACCTTAGTATCTAGCCCGCAAGCAAGGTACTCAATTCTATTGTAGATGACATCCGGGTCGAAAGAACCGAAGCCATCAAAAAGAAACAGGTTCCACTTAGCAAGACTGTGAGAATAAGCTTCGGAGAGGGTAGTTCGGTCATGATTACCAAGGTGGAGTGACTTACCAACAGCAGCGGACATCAGTCCCAAGGCGGTTCTACGGTTACTTTCTTCAAGTGCCAAGTACCCAACTCGTTCTCCGTTGTTAAGAAGGTGAGTTGCGAGTTCACGACAGAAGCTGGATTTACCAATACCTGAGCCTGCAGTAATCGTGACAAGCTCTCCAGCCCGAATCCCGTGTAGCTTCTGCTGTAGTCCAGTGAATGGGTACTCATGATCACAAGGTGGGTTAGGTGTGGTTACTAGTTCAAGTAGACTCTTACCGTCTACAATTCCATCTGGACGATACGGTTTTGCATCCCAAATCGCTCGACGAATTGCTTCAGAGTCATTGACCTGTAGAGCGTCTGACGCATCCTTGTAGTCCTCAAGTCTTGCGATCTTTGTCTTGCCAGGTGGTAGGACCCCTGCTGCTTCCTCCGCCGCCTTACGGCCTGCGTCGTCATTGTCGAAGAACAGGACAATCTCCTCGTAACCCTGCAGCCATTGGAGAGCCCGTTGTACCGACTTCCTTGCCGCAGCGGCACCGCTAGGTAGAGATACCATCGGCCACCCCGGCATAGCCTCACTACATGAAGCCGCATCGAGTTCTCCCTCGGTGATAACGACTCGTTTTCCAGTGGAGGGAAACAAATGTTGTCCAAAGAGTGTTCCAGGTACGTCTCCCTCATAGGTGAACAGTTTGCTTTTGGTCTTTACCTTGCATCCTTTAACGACTCCAGCATCGTCGAAATAATAGAAACGTAGAACGTCTCCGTCTTTGTAGATTCGGTATTGCTGGCATACCTTTTCTGAGATGTTCCGTTTTTGCAGCCGCTCGGCTGAACCTCGGAGTTGGACATTGGTGGTCATTTTGTGAGTGTGAACATCGCCATCACCATGGGTGTAGGCGTTACATGAGAAACAAAAAGTGTGGCCATCTGAGTACAAGCTAGCTGCATCAGATGACCCACAGGTATCACACGGTAAGTGTCTTACGAACTCGCTGTCGGATGGCTGCATATGCTCGGGCTTGTGCATCGTGATGTTCAAACCATTCATCGATGGCGAGATAGAAACCTTTAATCAAGTTATCAGTAGTAGCAGGATTAGTAGCATCTACATCAGCAAGGAAGTCAGCAAACGCATCAGCGTAGTACTCAGCAGTTCCGTAAGTCATTAGTAGTATCAGAAACGAGATTGAACAAGGTCATCATAGGCATCGAGTTCATCCTCGAATGCTTCAATAATGTCATTAGGGGAGCTAGTCTTATCAAGTGACTCAATGAGTGCCTTGACTGCAACTCGGATTTCTGTTAGGTCAGCCATGAGATAGGGATGGAGTGGAATGAACAGTAGAGGAAGCCATGCTTCTCACACCATTTGGCGTAAGTTGTCTTGCTTCCCTTGTAGATTTTATTATGGGGTGCTTGGAATACGAATCGAATATCAAGGTCAGGATGCAAAGCCTTAACGGCCTTCATCTTACGACGATCCTCCTCAGTCAGTTGCCCTTTAGTTTCTAGATAGATACCGTTTGGCAAGAGGAAGTCTGGCGTGTAATTGCAGTGTAGGACGTAAGGTACCTTAGTTGACTCGTACTCGTACTTAACACCCAGGTTGGTGAGAAGATCAGCGACCTTCTCTTCAAGTCCTGAGCGGAAAGCCATCAGAAGTCGTCGTCCTCTACGGTATCATCAACGACACCAGCTTCAGTGCTGGATGCCTTGAAGCCATCAGTCTGACCAAACAGTGCAGCCACCTCAGTGTCACCCAGTTCGGTGCGATCAATACCAGCACCACCGCCAAGCTCAACGATTTGCACACCGACAAGCTTAAGGCTAGTGCCATAGGTAACCCCATCCTTGAGGATGTAGGGCTTCTGCTTGAAGGCAAGCTTTACCTTGCTGCCACTATACACAGGCAGGTCAAGGTTAGTAATAGGTGTGCCCTCAGTGTCAACAACAGGAGGACGATTCTCTTCATTCCAAGAAAACTTAGTCTTGTACTTACCGTCCGACACCTCTTCCCAAGGCTCGGGCTTGAGAACGCTACGCTTGGGGTTCTTCAGTTTAGACTCGGCCCACTTAAGGGTTTCTTTGCGGTCATCCTCTAGCACTTCGATGAGTGTGGTATCAAGTAGTGCAGACAGGGAGTAGCCAAACTTGGAGGGTTTAAGCACTGCCTGGTAACCTTCAAGGATAACGGGCTGTTGGGTAACGTGGATGGATTGTGTCATGTCAGCAGAAAAAGTAGGTGGATTCGATCACGGTCTCTGGTTCTAGATCACCAATGATCGGTGGTTCGGACTCTGCACCGATTTGTCGGGCAAAGTCTCGCAGGTAGTCATGCTCTGCAAAGAGATGCATGTATGTCTCTCGTACAATGGCGGACAAGGTAGACATGTCCGTTGCACGACAAAGCACAGAATCGTGAATGAGAGCAATAGGTGCGTCGAAACGTAGGGCACTCAAGTGTAACAGGCTAGCATCCAGGCTGTGGATAAGGTTGGGTGCAGTTGCATTCTTGTGATGCTTGAGGTCAACCTCATCGGTCTCTCCCACTGCAACGTTCATCTTACAACGACCCAGTAGCTGTAGCTCCATTGATTGGAACTGCTTCTTGTTGAGCTTCTGGTGCACGACAAAGCCAGATGGGGTCTCCCACTCTAGATGACGTACACCACGCTTTACAGCAGCTGCTACCTCTGTCTCAATCCATTTCATCACAGCCATGGGGCCAGGTACGACCACATCCATAGCTGAGCGGATAGCCTTAACGACTTGGCTTAGCTCATCCTTATCAAGCTCAATGCCATCATCTAGGAATGCTTCCTTGATGTAACCCCTATTGGAGTAGGGCTTAGCATTGTATGGGATAGTCATCACACATCGCTTAGTCTTTTTCCTATCAAGGTGAGGACGTAAGCGTTCAGGCACTGAAGACATAGCGACCTCAGCGACTACCTTGTAGGCATCCTGTGGCTTATCACCAGGTAGGACATTGACTAGCTTAGCTGTGGACTTATCTCGTGCGAGTCCTGCCAAGATTTGGAGGCCACTACAGGTTGCGTCGACAGCAATAGGCAGCGAGGTGAATTGTTTATCAGCAAGGACGACACAATGATAATACTCATGGCAACTTGCTAAGAATTGCCAAGGCTCCTCTGCGACCTCCCACTCAGGTAAACAATCAATGGGGTCAGTAGCGATTCGACTGATGAGTGTGATGTTGTTATGCACCCACTCTAACCTATCAGACATCGTAGCTTTATCTAACCCATAACAGGTTGCTACATGGAATGCTAACCACGACTCAGCTTCAGGAGTCATATACGACCCATCAGCAAAGAGTAATAGTGACTTACCGAAGTCAGTATCTTGTGGTGTAAGAAAAGCAGGGATTGGGTAAGCTCTCCCTCGGTAGTCAAACGACCACGGACAGAAGAACCTATCCTTATCCCTAAACCTCTTGGCTGCTTCCATAGTCATGCGAGTTCTACATGACTTCTTAGGCTCTTGTGCTTGTACATTCCTAACCTCTGCTGCCCTTCTTCTATAGTCCTTCCTACTGTCGTAGTTAGTGTCTATATCAGCAGGTTTAGTAGGTAGTGTATGATGCACAATTGGGAGGAACTTACCAACTGACCGTTCTAACTCACTCAGTTGTTCAGCAACTTCATATGTGAAGCTGTTGATACGGTATGCAACCTTCTGAATCTTGTTCAGAAAGGCCAGTGGTATCTCCCCCTGTATACGGGTGGGGTCTCCCCTACGGACTAGGTCATTGCCTCGCATTACCTCGTTGAGAAGGTAACCACCAGCACGATCATTCGTCCAATCGTTAGGTTCGATAAGCATCGGCCAGGCAAGCGGAGCAAATAGCTCTGCATCGGACATTACCTTGTCCTTGATAGCGAGGAACTCAGGTGTAGGTACTACGAACGTCATCGTTACCTTACCCATCCTACGTAGGTCTTTAGCGAACCATCCACTAGTGTGCATGATGCAGTCAAGCAGCCATGCTCCTAGCTTGATTCGATTAGCCCTACCCCAGCTATCCCATGTAGGTATGTCGTACCTGTTCATTAGGGTGCGGATAACAACCAACTTCTGGTGTGTACCAATAGACCTATGGAAGTAGTTCTTCTTGAGTACAGCCAAGAGTCCTGGTGCAGATGTTTCATAGTGACGCATCTGACATTCGGACTCAACAGCATGACCGATGCTATCACACACTGCCTGTAACTGATCGCTACCTTGCTTGGTTGAAAATACCTTATCAAAGGTGATTTTAAGGGCAATCGATGCTGATGCTAGAGGCTCTAACCTAGAGACGTAGTTCTTGATTACATCGAACTGATGACCAGATCCACGCTTAAGTCGATACTCTGTAGTCTCTGTGATGTACTTAACCAGCTCTGGTAGTAGCGCATCAATAGAGGCTGCACCATACACTGTAGCACTTGCATAGCTTTGTTCCTGTAGCTTACGAGTGTTATCTCTAAGGCGTTGTAGGCCCTGTCTGATCTGCTCTCGCTCTAAAGCTACTTGTTCATCGATCTGTGCAGGTGTAGCCAATACTCAGTTCCTGATGATTGTGAATTCTGCTTCGTCAATAAGCTGCTCCTGTGCAAGCTTCAGGATCTCATCACGATTGGGATGATCCTTGACTTGTTGGATCAGTTGAGCAAGACGACGAGAAAAGGTGGAATCAGTCATTACCGTAATCAGATGGGGTGAGGAAGTGAATGGATTCGTGATCAACAACCGTGAACTCAATGTCAGGTGTGTTGATGAGTTGATCTACCTTGGCTTGTGCAGCACTACGCTTTTGGTAGACGTACTCCTTGACACGCTTGGTGTTAAGATCTGAGGTGCGGATGATGCAGCAGATAGAACCAGGGAGTTCCCAGTTAGCTACCTTCCACGACATCAGCTCCTCGTAGGTATGAGGGATGAAGACATCATCATCACAGTCCTTGTACTCTTGCCAGTTGTTGGGGAAGTCAGGCTTACGTTTCTTAGTCATTACCACTCATCCGTTTGTTTGACATTAAGCAGCTCTACCATAGACTGTTTGGCGAGGTCAAGCGCTGCATATGCAGCTGCCTCTACATTATAGGCTAGGATGTACCACACACCGCTTGTGAGTGTGACTTCATACTCGCGCAGGCTTTTGTGTGTACTGTACATGATCAGTTCTTGATGCAAAGGAATTTAGAGATGCGCTCCAATTGAGCAGTTAGGTACTCAACTTGAGCAGCGTCATAGTAACCCGCAGTGGCTTGAGTCCTAACACCTTGAGCAGCCAGGTCAACAAGCTCCAGGCGTAGCTTACGTTGAACAGGTGAAAGTGCTTTAGCCATCAGTCATTGTCCTCAAAAGTGAAGTAGTAGTTAATACCTATCATGATGTATTGCATGATAGCTTCTCTTAGTCGGCTATCACTCCAATCATCCTTGCGACAGTTCATAGCGTCATTGACGCCATCTTCAATGCAATGCTCAATTAGTCGGACGTAATTGATCTTCATATGCCTTCGTTAAGTGCAATGTCGACAAAGTTATCAAGGAAGGATTCTAGCATGTCTGCCTCCTCCCTAGTAAAGAGTGCATCCTTACTATCGCAACATAGTGCGTACTTGAGTGCCTTCATAATGGGCCTGAACTCGTCAGTGTAGGCATCAACCCGTACTGAAGTGTTGTGCTCAGTCATAATTAGTTATTGCGAAAGAAAAAGGTACCGTTAGCAGTCTCGATGCTGCTGAAGTCATAGCGCAGGTTATGATCCCACACATCTTGCCAGTCAACAGCAGCCAGCACAATGTCGGGGATACGTGCATCCATTACCTCGACACACCAATACTCAGCAAACTCCCTCTCAGCGTAGGATGAGTAGCTCTCGTGCTCCCATTCATAGCAATCCTCGAACTCACTGGCAGTGGTAATGCCGATGTCATCCAGCTCCTCCATGAACTCGATAGTCTCTTCGTGTGTCCACGGTGAGCCAAGCATGTCAGTGATCTTGTCATACAGGTCCTTGTCATCATTACTCAATTCGTCATACTCTTTGTCCTCAATATCAGTGGTAGTGGCAGGTTGGATACCCTTTGCATTGAGTAGCTCGGTGTAGAACTGTGTGTACATAGCCAGGCCACTATCGTAGACGTAGCCTGCATCCTTGATCATATCGGTGCGTGTTAGCTCGTTGCGATTAACAAGCTCCATCTTCTCATTGACATAAGCAACGAGTGAGTCACCCGTGAGCATAAAGACAGGTGCAGTGGTAGTGGTCATAGTGTTAGTAGCGTGTGAGTGTGAATCAGTTAACGAGATCGTAAAGGTATTGATCAACTTGGTCACTATTACGGATGAAGCTCTCTACATCACTGAGATCATAGAAGGGCTCTCCATCTACATCTCCACATCCATCCAGTAGGACATACTCATACTCCTCTATATCATCATTGAAGCGTTGAATAAGGTCATAGCTGGTGCATTCCTGCACAGCATCACGCAGTTGCTCGTAGGTATACATAGTAATCGGTGTTTGGGTGATGTTCATATTAGAAGCTAATGGTGTCAGTGGTAGGTTCGGGTTTAGTGCTCTTGGTGAAGCTCTCAATAATCATGTCAAGGACATTGAGTAGTTCATTGCCAGTGTTAGCACGACCAATCATGCCAACAGCAAGCTTGCGGTCAATGGTAATAGCCATCGTTGTTAGTTACAGTATCACAGAGTACAGCACACAGTGTTGTGTATGCTGTAGAAAATGAAGTGTGTGCCATGATCAAACAATGCCTGTGGCTCGGCAGTAGTGCGTGCTAACGCACACTAATAACTGGTTCGTAGTGCCTGGTCGGGTTGCAACCAATAGCACTTCGCGGGATCGCTCGCACCGCTAGTTCCGTCTTGTGACGAACCACATATTAAGTTATCGAGGTGCTGCTGGTGGTGGCGACTGCCGCTCCCCCCACCGACTCATCTAACATACCAGGACCAGGGCCGATGTGTCAAACCCCAGAACCCAGTGGATCCGTGTAGGCCACTATCTGATGCCATCAGCGTTCCTTATCGATCCGAACCGTAGGGCTGCTGTGTGAGGTTGGGCGTGAGTGTGAATGAACTATCGCCTGTAAGCCGCCTCAATACTGTCAATGGTGTCTCTGTACCTATTAACTGTTACAACCGTGCTGTAGGCGCTTGTAGGTGCCTCTCAGCTGCATATAGCGTGTCTCTGCTGTGGTAACTGGGAGGGCATACAGATAAATTGGTATTTACCTAGGTTAACCCCACTAACTACGTAGGGATTAAGTTATACACTATTGCGAACTGTTCTCAATAAGGCAACGCTCCGCGTATACTATCACCAGTTCAACGGATATACCATCCTTCTAACCCGCTAGTCATAGCCTTAGTTCTGGGCTACACTGCAGCAAATACACCAACACTCACACCAACATACAAGCAGTGCAGTACATACCATTACCGTGGGCCGTGGGAGTCCTTGATCGCCACTCCTTGCCACTGGTATTATCAATAGCTCCGTCTGGTGAGAAAGAACCAAACAGTGCTCAGGTATTACTACTGTGCTCCCCTGTATATAAGGTGGGGGTACCGGGGGGAATT